CATCCGCAGCGGTCCTAGCTGGAAGAGCGATAATAGAGGTTGTACAAGAACAACCGCAGCTACTTCCGGCGATCCGTGCGCTCGAACGGCTCCAAAATCTATCTATTGCCCCATTAGAACGTGAGGTTCATACTACTTGGTTGTATGGTTCTCCCGGATCTGGTAAGACAAGGTATGTTTGGGATAATCATCCCAACGTATATTCTAAACCATCAGGAAACTGGTGGGACGGCTACGCCGGCGAGGATGTCTTACTATTAGACGACTTTGAGGGTGATATAGCATTTAGCGAACTGCTCAAAGTATTAGACCGATACAAGTATCGGGTCCCTGTTAAAGGTGGATATGTGGGCGCACGTTGGTCAAAGGTGTATATCACCACCAACGCCCATCCTGATACATTTTACAGCTTCGCCTCTAATAGAGGTGCGCTGGTACGGAGAATCTCCGAAATAAAATGTTTAGATTAAGTATAACAATGAGAATCTCTCGGGCTGGTAAGGGTAAGCGACGCCCCGCCCGCAAGGCGCGGGGCGCTAAGAAGACCGCTCCAAAGACCCGCCCAGCAGCTGTAGCTCTGATTAAGAGCGTAATAGCAAGAGAGCAGGAAACCAAGTTCAGATCTGAACTCGTGAGCGACAGGGTTGGACACAACTCTCAGATTGGGTTTGCTGATATTATCAACTGCCTCCCGAAGCTGGTCCAGGACCAGGGTGAGGGCGCCATTTATGAGCGCTTAGGCAGAAAAGTGGCTGTTCGTTCCCACCAGTTTCATCTGGATGTAGCATTACAGGATTTCAACCGTTCAATGAATGTCATTGTACATGTTTGGATTCTTAAGAACAGGCAAGTAAATGATTTTGCTCGTCTTGACAGCACAAATACCCCATTGGGTCGGCTGCTGATGTTAGGCAGCAGCGCACAGTACCAGGCATATAATGGATATGCCCAGGATAGTATGTTGCCTGTAAATAGCTCACAGTTCACTGTGCTTCATCACCGTTCTTTCTATTTAGGCAAGAATACAGGTAATCTTCAGGATGACGTCGTTTCAGGTAATCAGCCAGCCTATACGCAGAATCTGCGTAAGCGCTTAGTTTTCAAACTCAAAGCACCCAAACAGCTGGTATACGAGCAGGACAACAATACTCCTCGTACAATCTATTACCCGTCTAACTACGCACCATTTTGTGTAGTTGGATATCAACACGTAAGTAATGGCGACCCTGACTATGCGAATCTGGATCTGACCGTCACCGCAAGGGCCAATCTATGGTTTGATGATGCGTAGGCGTTGCCGCTGAGGCGCAGGAGAACACGAGGCAGCAGCTTTGCTGCAGCCGAGTGATATTCGTTAATACAGAGGTCTCCCGGAAAGCCTCTCGACGCCCATATAGGTGAAACATTCGTTTAACCGTCGTTCCCCCGTCAGCCTCTCAAATCTCAATTATATTTTAATTTGAGTAGCTGCGCGACAATCACATCATTAACCCCCGGCCGAAGGCTCGCCAGCTACTCAAATTAAAATATAATTTCGATTTGAGAGGCTGACGGGGGAATGATGGGAAAGTTCTATGTAGGTTTATATAAGCTCCTACAAAAATCGGAGCCATGGTTAGTATTACCCATGGCGACTTCTGTTCCGCTCACTTCTGTTCCGGCCAAGGTCCGCAACGTTTGCTTCACCCTGAACAACTACGTGGATGAGGACATAGTACGACTCACTGAGCTTAGCAAGTCAGTGGGTTATTTAGTTTTTGGTAAGGAAGTGGGTGAAAGTGGAACGCCACATTTACAGGGCTATGTGGAGTTTGAAAACCCCCGGTCCCCGGGCAAGGGTTGGTCAAACTTTAAAAAACTCATGGGGCAATGTCATTTTGAGGTTAGGCACGGCACTGCGAAGCAGGCCTCCGACTATTGTAAGGAGGATGGAGATTTCAAAGAGTTCGGTGAAATATCCCGGCAGGGCGAAAGAACTGACTGGGCCGCTGCATCCGCAGCGGTCCTAGCTGGAAGAGCGATAATAGAGGTTGTACAAGAACAACCGCAGCTACTTCCGGCGATCCGTGCGCTCGAACGGCTCCAAAATCTATCTATTGCCCCATTAGAACG